GGAACCTTTCAAACAGTGGGTAAGGAGCATAGACACAGAAGTATTCTTCAGTGTGAGTCCTAAACTGTTCACTGTGTCGGGCGAGAAGACCGAAAAGGCCATCAAGCCTGAAAACGTTGCAGAGTATCACAAACTATCCAAAGCAGGACAGTTGAAATTCGTTGTTGGATCTGCAGACAGAGAGTGGGATGAAATGGAGGCAACAATCAAGAAATTCAGAAACGCTGGTGTTGATTGGCCGGTTTGGGTGATGCCAACTGGTGCCAGAGAAGAAGAGCAGACTGCTACTGCTGGCAAGGTGGCAGAAAAAGCATTCAAGAAAGGGTACAACGTGGCGGCCAGGGTTCATGTTTATCTGTTTGGTAATGCAATTGGTACGTAGGAGTAGACTAATTACTATAAAGAAAGTATAATAATATTATGAAGGTAAAGAAAACAGTAAAGACAACTATCAAGAAAAAGAATAAAAAAGGCTCTAAGAAAAGCGAAGAGCCCATGGTCAAAGTTTTGAATCTCAATGTAAATCCTGAGAATCCAAGAAACGGATTTTTTGAGCTAGACTGGAATGACGAGTTTGTGAACATGTTGCAACAGTCTGGCTATCAAGGTCAAACAGAAGAGGAGATTGTGGACAGATGGTTCCAAACACTTTGCCGGACTATCGGCAACGAACAAGGCATCGATGTCACTGGATCTGGCTATGTACAGATCAACAGACGAGACGATGGCAAGACCGAAGTTTCATAAGCCATACATTTACATTTTTAATAGTCCAGGATGTCATGGACATTACTTACAATACCTTATTGATAGATTAAGTAAAAAGACTCCACCAATAAAAGAACTGCCATTCAACCACATAGGCAATTCACACAAAAAACTTGCATATTCTGGATTCTCCGAATTTTTTGATAAGTTAGATTATCAGAAAGATTTAAAAAATCTTAAAGGTGCTAATGTTATAAAGACTTTGTACTCAAATGATATTCTATATTTTGAACGTGCGGCCATGGCCAGGGCCGGTGATAGCAACAGAGATATCGATAATCTGCATAATGATATATCTTTCCTAAAAAGTTATAGTAAAGATTTTTATGATAAGATACATGAATTGTATTCTATTGACAATAATAATGTTCCTAAATGGCTGTTGCGAGATGCTTTTAAGATGGGATTTTTGGATATGGAAAGACAGGGCAGTGTAGTCGAATTGAAAAGAGATATCAAATGGATAGAAGACAATCTCAAGGATAATAACACAGTTCACTTCACACAGGTAGATGTATTTTTTACAACAGAAAAATTAGCAACAGAGTTACAAGTTTTAGATCATGAATTTGATCTAGATTTGGATTTCACTGAATTCGAATCAATACACGAAGAATTTATCGCAAGGAACAAGATATTGCAAACAAGTAAAAACACAGAAATTGTATTAGATGCCATACGCAATAAGAAGGATATTTCTATTCCACCATTAGACATAATTCAGCAGGCTTATGTGTATGCACAATTGGAAAAGAAATATGATTTTGTCATAATGCCCATGACAGAGGATTTCTTCAAAACTACAAAAGAAGTCGCAGATTACGTGACATTATATCCACGCCACTACAAAGCAATGAATCCGAATTTACCAAAATTCAACAACATAGACAATCCGTTCTTTTTACATAGACAAAAAAACAAATGAGTGCTATAATACAGAATGAGCCATATACTAGTAGATACAGCCAATACATTTTTCCGTGCTAGACACGTTATTAGGGGTGATACCAGTGAAAAAATTGGTATGGCCATACACATCATGATGAATTCTATCAAGAAAGCATGGCAGGATTTTGAAGGCACACACGTGGTATTCTGTTTAGAGGGTAGAAGTTGGCGTAAAGATCATTACGCACCTTACAAACGTAATCGTAAGGAGATGGCAGATGCCATGACTGAGAAAGAGAAAGAAGAGAACGAGGTGTTTTGGGAGTGCTTCGATGACTTCTGTGATTTTATAAAAACAAAAACAAACGTCACAGTGTTACGCAACGCCAGAACTGAGGCAGATGACCTAATTGCACGATGGATAGATAAACATCCTGATCAGAAACATGTAATAATCAGCACTGACAAGGATCTTAATCAACTAGTTGCGCCTAATGTGAAACAATACAATGGCATCACAGAAACAACACTTACGCATCAAGGATGGTTTGATAAAAAAGGCGACCCAGTGATAGACAAAAAATTAAAGGCACCAAAGCCAGCACCAGACACAGAATGGATGATCTTTGAAAAGGCCATGAGGGGTGATCCGTCGGATAATATTTTCAGTGCGTATCCGGGAGTGCGTACAAAGGGCACAAAGAACAAAATAGGTCTACAGGAAGCGTTCGCAGACCGGAAAGAAAAAGGCTACACATGGAACAATCTTATGCTCAGCAAATGGGTTGATCATGATGGCAAAGAACACAGAGTCATGGAGGACTATGAACGTAATAGATTGTTGGTTGACCTCCACGCACAGCCAGAAGCAATCATAGAAGAATTGGATCAAACCATAGCACAGGCAAAAGCAGAAAACAAAAACGTTTCGCAGGTTGGAATCAGATTTATGCGGTTCTGTTCCAAGTATGACCTAAATAAGATTAGTGAGCAGGCTCAACTTTATGTAGAGCCTTTCAATGCGAGGTTAGTATCATGACAGTGAGAGCAAAGACCCTAGTCAAAGACAAGTTTTGGATAGTCGAGCAGAACGGCCAAAAGTTGGGTACCCTACAGAAACAAGAAAACAACGGTTGGATCTTTCTCAGCAAACAAGACAAAAACCAAAGGCAAGTGTTCCACACACAGGAAAGTCTTTTCAGTAAGTTTGGTTTTGGCATATTTGAAGAATCAAATGTTGTTAGACCAGATGAAGAGATACAGACGGACAACTTCGACGTACACGGCTACCCTTGTAGCCAACACCCATACAATCCGATGTTCGACGTTCAGAAACAATTACCCGTTTACACAAAGACGCCAAAATCAAAAAGCCAGTTTTGTGCTGGTTACTACATAATCTGTTTTGAAAAAGGTTGGCGAAAAGCATATTGTCCAAAGATGATCACACTTTCGAGATACGAGTACAAAGGACCAATAAAAACTAAACTAGAAATGCAACAGGTGTTAAACAATGCAGTCAAACAGTTCCAAGATTCAAACTAGACCCATAGAAGACCTCATAGGTCGGATAAGGACATTACGGCAAAAAGGCGAGCGACAGATTATCATACCCGCTAAGGAAGCCGACCAATTGGCAGATAGTCTTACACAGGTGATGACTCGTATGGTAACCATCCAGGAAGAGATAATTGAGGCACTCAAAACAGCCAAAGCGGCCCAAACCATCGATATAGAAATGGACGGCGGAGACTTCAAGTCTAAATAGCATACTCGATTTTTTGGTAAATATAGTTGTATAGTATTACAATTATGAGCAGACCAAAACCCACAGTGCTGTTACAACACAGCAATAAATCCACCTTCAAAATGGACGAGGTCCTAGCGGCTGAGGGCATCTGGGCGGTGTTCTATGATGGCAAACCGATCAACTTGAAATCATCAAGTTTGGTTGCCAACTATCCAGGACCAAAATACAAGAAAGTTTCTTTCTCAAACCCAGGACACGCAGAGAACCTGGCCAAGAAATTAAATGCACAACACAACACCGACAAATTTGGTGTGTACCTTTTAAAAACAGGCGACAAATTCACTAGATAATTAATTGTATGGATCGAAAGACTGCATACACCCGTACCTTCCTTGAGCTATTGGAACAACCAACCCACGATGAAAGCATCAAAACCAATTATTACACCTGGTGGCAGAATGTTCGTGAAAGTTATCAAGCAAGATCACTTCGATTAACTAAACAAGGACTTTTAATGTTGGAGAAATTAGATCTGAAAACTTACAACATCAAGTTTCCAGCAAAAGTAATATTCACACCACAAACATACCTCTGGCTAGACGAATTTGTTGACTGCCCATACTTTGTTGATAAAAAACAAATCATAGTTACCATGGAAAAAATGGCATTACAATTGATGTTATTTGCTGGAGATATCACAAAATATGGACTTGCACGGGCAATGAGCAAGATGGATGAACAAAAAAGCCAGTAAAATTGCGACTTTTAAGCCATAATTACCAGGTTGACGCAAAACATAATCCTGCTATAATGGTATTATAAACATTTTAAACAGGAGTGTACAAAATGCCAAGAGCAAACAAAAACAAAGAAGCCGCAGTAGGCTCACAAAACAGAACAGTTTCACCAAACGAGGCGAAATCTGCACTTACACATTGTATTAAATTACAACGACCAATCATGATGTGGGGTGCGCCAGGTATCGGCAAATCCGATATCGTAAAACAAATTGCAGATGCAGAAGGAAGACAAGTCATTGATATTAGACTTCCTTTATGGGAACCAACAGACATCAAAGGTATCCCTTATTACAATTCAAAAGAGAACAACATGGTATGGGCAAGTCCGGCAGAATTACCGACTGATCCAAAATCTACTGCCATTGTTTTCTTAGATGAATTGAATTCGGCGGCTCCGGCTGTACAGGCGGCGGCTTATCAACTGATTTTGAACAGAAGAGTAGGACAATATCACCTACCAGAAGGCGTTTCGATCGTAGCGGCAGGTAACAGAGACTCAGACAAAGGTGTCACTTACAGGATGCCTGCTCCGTTGGCAAACAGATTTGTCCATATCGAATTGAGAGTGGACTTCGAGGACTGGTTGCAATGGGCGACTAACGAACACATACACGCTGATGTAGTAGGTTATTGCACATTCGCCAAACAAGATTTATACGATTTTGATCCTAGAGGTAGT